GCGTCTTAGTAAACCCATACAACGTATGGTTATTCCCATGTTCTGTGAAAAAAGACTTCGTTTGAAATTCAAAGAAATCTTGCACACAGTTGATGGGACTATAATGTCATTATTATTTTCTTGTCCAGAATTAATAGATTCTTATGCGGATACTGATAAGTTAGTAAACTGGCTTATCTCTAACTGCATATTTAATCATGATTCCATGATTAAAGTGTTGAAGAAAATAAAGAAACAGCTCAGAAAAGCATTATTCGAAAAGGTTAAATTTAACTTCTCCGAACATTATAAACAAAGAAATTTGGGACCATTGGTACGATTTCTTGATTTTATGTCCAGTTTTTCTGATGGCAATTCAAAATCAAAGATGTTTAGATGTGCTATGTTTTGTCAAACAAGAGCTTTTGGTTTACCTTCCGGTTCAATGAAACGTGAAGCTATAGAAAAGTTTAGAGTGACAACAACAAAGCCAGATGATTGGAAATTTGATCAAGAGATATTAGATATTTCTAATTCTATTGCAAACCAAGTACAACTCTTTCCTATAAGAGAAAATACATCAAAAATTACTATAAGTAATTCGGCATGTATTGAATCAGGTAGAAAAAGAGATGGAAAGTTTGGCTTCATGAAGCTCAAATACCAAGATCTGTTTAAACAATTTAATAGTGAAAACATATATGAGATGGAAAAGGGTCTTATAGGTAATACAATTTTTAACGATGTTAAAGATTCCATTAAAAATGGCTATAAGAAACTATACGATGTGAACCTTTCTACTGTTCAAGAAGCAGGAAAGTGCAGAATCGTAACATCTGGTAGTTTTTATAAAGACGAATTCTTAACACCGTTCTCACATCTAACGATTGAGTACCTCAAGAGATTTTCCGAAGTTAGTGATTCATTAACAACTGGACGACTTGGATTCCAAGCCATTCGAAAAGTTACGAATACCAATATCGGTTATGATTTTCCATGTTTTGAAAAATCATATATACAAAGTATAGATCTTGAAGAAGCAACTGATCATCCCTGTCATAGTATGGCAGAAATGACTACAATGGTGTTAATTAATAAGATGTTTCCAGAAATGTCTGATCTTATCAAGAAAGTATGGCTCTCAGAGAGAGACGTATATCTTAATAAAAAATATTTCTGTACTACTAAAAGAGGACTCTTAATGGGTGATCCCATTACGAAAACATCCATTTCTCTTTCACATGTGATTGAGAAAATGATTGTTCAAAGGAAATTTCCTGGAGTCGAACTCATAATGCAAGCTAATGGTGATGACCAAATATCAATATGTCAATCAAAAGAGCCTCTTATGGAAATAAGGAGTGCGA